CGTCGTCCCCCCCGCCTCCACCGCCACCGAATTTTGCACCACCGGTGCCAACAGCGCGTTGGCCGCCGCCTGAGCCTCCTCCGACGTCCCACCCGCCTCCAATACATCCGTCATCGCCTGCTGCGCCTCCTCCGTCATCGTCGCATCCTCCTCACATTGACCATCGGTCAAATTGTATCCACTTACACATTCCGTTGTCGAACATGTTGTTCCATCAGCGTTTATTATAAAATTACCACACTCAAGTGTTGGTGCAAGTGTTGGTGCAAGTGTTGGTGCAAGTGTTGGTGCAAGTGTTGGTGCAACACATTGTCCATCTGATAATGTGTAGTCAGTTAAACATTTTGAAACTGCGCATTTTCCCTTACTATCATATTCATAAGTTTTAGAATACAATACTTTTTCATCGCCTATAGGATCACATTTATCACCTTCCTTTTCTCTTGTAAAAAACCAAATAACAACGCCAATAATTATACAAAATATTAGTATTCCTCCTCCTATCATTACTGGATTTATTCCTCCTGCTGGATTTTTTCCTCCTGACACTATTGGATTTACCATTTTATATTATATATATATATATTAGAGAATTAAAAAGTTTAAAAAAAAAACATAAATGTATACAATTTACAGTGCTTACGCGTTTGATGATCACATTGAGATCAAATACACTGTAAAACTACCTGGTAATGTCATTACAGAACACAAAGATTTTTTGTATAATACAAACCGAATTGGTAATTGGGATTGTTTAATTTTTTGTTATGGAATGTCCTATATCGATTTTCTACACAACATGGTTGTCAATAATATTGACATATGTAGAAAATTGGTAAGAATGGAACTTAATACAGTACTTAATCGAATTCACCCATCTGAAACTAAAACGTTTATCAAACTTATGAATGCAATTTGTATTTTGGACTCTACATTTAAGCCGCCTTATATTAATATTTATTCCGATTGGCAAAAACAACTTCTCCGTGATATTTGTAATTCTACGTCTTTTCATATTATTGCATTATGTAAAAATCGCGACAAATTAAACATTTATTTTAACGTCTTAAAAACATTATCATAATAACCAAGGCTAATAAAATATACATTAAAGTGTCTTTTGACGACGTTTCCTCTTTCGCTTTCGCTTTCGCTTTCGCTTTCGCTGCTTGGTTGTATGTCCACATTCCTGGATCAATAAGTCTTTCTGGTACGAGTGGCCTACACATTGGTAGGTTTGGGGGAGTTGGTCTACACATATCAATCGTACGATCACCGGCTGTAATTTCAGTTTCACAAATTGGGCTTTTTGAAGTATCACATGATGGTTCAACTGCACATTGAATATCTGATGGTTGATTTCTATTTAAAAAATATGTGGCGTATGGATAAGGGTCCGACCACGTACCTGGTAAATTCATTTCTCCTACCACAAATGGATTAATTTGATTATAATCATTGCTTTGTGCAAATTCTGAACTATGTTGGTAGGGTGAATTTGTTGGACTATTACTATAAGTCATTTTTTTTTAATGTAAACAGAATATATTTATTTTCCAGAACGAACCGGTACTGGTCCCGCTAGTTCAGCTTTACGGTCTGATTTCAAATAGTAAGTATTGACCCAAAATGGTCCCATTTCCCCAGCTGGTGTCACTGGTGCATATGACCCAATAAAGCAAGCAGGGGGTTCACAATTTGGTTTTGGGTAGATTGGTTGAGGTGGTAGTTTTTTAGTTTGGCTGTAGGCTACATCGAAATCAGACATATGTACCATTTTTTTTATTATTATATAAATAATAATAAAAAAAAAATGAGCGACAACATTATCCAGTCTCTTCAACAATGTAAAACACCTTTGAATGAATTGTTTTTTTCGGAATTTAATATTAATTTACTCCAGCGAGGAATTAGACAAGAATTCAAAAACAAAACACAAATGTCAATTGATTTTCAAAACAAAAACGATTTATTGTCAATTATGAGAGCTACTTTTGTGAATAATTCCTCTGATCCCTACGGTGATACAAATTCTCAAGTGAAACAAATGAACGGTGTTGTTATTAATCAAACCATTCAACAGATAACGACTGGGGTTTCACAATATATGGGTTATATAAAGGACATTGATTCCCCTCTCCAGCCTATGGCTAACCCAGTCAGTACAAATATGTACGGGAAAAAAATAGACATTGATACTAAGGTCGGGATATAATTATTTGCCCTTCGGGGTTTATTTTTATATTACAGTTATCCGGTAATGTCATCATAACTAAAAAAAGCCTGGCAGTGAATTCTTTAGTGACAATATTAGGTTTACAGGCGTCGTCAAAAAATATATCTGGGTACGGTGATTGTCTACAATTAGGACATGTGTCATTAAAATCGAGCCAATTGTTTATACATTCAATATGAAAACAATGACCACATCGTAATTTTTGATCACTGTTTTCTTCGAGACAAATTGAACAAACAGTTTCACTCATATTTTTTATTTTTTATTTTTTTTTTAATTACAAATTAATTTCTTTCTTTTTTCTTGTTCGGCGTCGGCGATTTCCACCTGGTTTGATTGTTACATCTCTTAATTCACCACCAGTTGAATCACCAGAAACCGACACAATGTCAGATATGTCGTCATCGTCCTCGTCCTCGTCTTCATCAACAGGATTTAAAGTTGCAGTTTTTTGACTCGTGTTTATTGGAGGCGGTGGCATCATCATACCACCCATCAAACTTGTCAAGTCAATCCCAGGTCCTTTCATTTCGTGGCGGCCGTTTTCATCTACATTTGGTTGGTCACTGGGTTTTTGTGAACTTTGGACAGCTTCGACCATATTTTTAACCAAATCTGGATTCTTTTTAAGAATATCATTCATGTTTGGTACAGCTGCTTTAAACATACTATTTGTTAAGTGAAACATCATTGCGCTACCACCTAACATCATAATAAGTTTGACTTCGGGTGCGACAGCCATCTTGGTCTTGTATTTATTGTACAGTTCTTCGAAAACTCCATCATAGTCATCCAAATTTTCAACGACGTTTTCAGACCACCCTTCTAGATAAACGTCGACTGGGTTGTACCGTTTGTTCAAAAACTCGAGACCTGAAACACAAGCAACCATCATTCGTCGTGAAAATTTGATTGATGAATCAACTTCTATACTGTATGTAATTCTCTTGTACTCTGTCCTGAGTTCTGAAATACTTGAGTATGCATTCAATCTTTTGTTTACATTAAATCCTTTCTTTTCAAGACGTGCCAATTTATTTAATAAATCAGCTTTTTCGTCGTCAATAGAAGAAAATCCTTCAGACGGCTGTTCTCCACTTGGTCCCTGAAATCCACCACCATCTTGGTGATATTCAGGAACTTCTTCTTCTTCTTCTCCTTCTTCTTCTTCTTCTCCGTAATAATCTGGTTGTGTGGGACCAGAACGCTTTGATTGATTAATGAATGCATCCATTTCAGGTTCTTCAGTAGTTTCAATTCTTTGACGTTGAGAAGAAGGTGGAGGTCGAAATCGAGGGGTAGCCTGTGTAACAGATCTCTTAGGCGCAGTTACTTCAATAACTTTATCCTTGCTAATTTCAATACCATCGAGTAGAGCCCTTTCATCTTCATCCAACTCCAGTAAAGAAGGTTGGTCGTTTCTCGTAAGAATAATATCTTCTCCCATAATTACTCTTTATATGGAAAATAAATACTTTATCTTTAACGCAAAAAAAAAAAAAAAAATATTATATATATATCATAAAAATAATCATGAACAATCAGCGTAAAAAACTATGTTGTTGCAGTATAATATGTGCTGCACTTATTATTCTGTTTCTTTTTCGTATATTCAGAAAAAAAGAGAACTACAAACTCTCTCCATCTGACGTAACTATTGTTGAACAAAAAGATGGCAACTGTAAATCATTATTCGATTTACCATATAACTTAGAATGTGTTCCAGGACCAAGTCCCAAAGCCAGCGACTTTACAATCGGTCTAAAACCTGGTGGAATATGTGGTGCTCAGAAATGTGTTAACGCTTCCGCCGACTATAAAATTGAGAGCGGTATAGGTGGTTCTTTGATTTGACAGTGAAAAAATAAAATTATTTGAATATTAATAAATATGAATACTCCTAATTGCTCATATGAATTTATGACTATACACACTGATTCACTTAATTCAAACAATTGGGTAGATGGTAGTCAAAATAACTACATAAATCATTTGTTTAGACCTATTGAAAATGTTGTTCAAGTTTCCATTCTTTGTGCCAGTATTCCTGTAAGTGCTTCAAATGTATGCTATTTAAGAGTGAATGAACTGACTTCACAATTTAATGAATCTTCAGGTGAAACAGGTGTCAGTGATGTAATTTCAGTGTCATCATCACCAATCACAAAAGATAAAATCAGGGGCTCATTGGCCAAATTCAATGTCAATCTTTCCGGAAGAACAATATATGACCAACAACTTTATTCGACACAAACACAGTTTATTTCGCCATTGAATAAAATTGATCGTTTGACAACTGAAATTTTAGATGAAAATGGCACACCTGCAGTTATTGATTCAAATGTCTTTATTAGTTATCGTTTTACTTGCATGAAAGAAAACTTGTGTCCACTTAATCACAAAAAAAAAAATAGATAAATAATAAATGAATTGTGGTGAAACTGAAATACGTAATATTTATTGTTCTTCGGAAAGTCGTAATATTACTAATAGCCCTTCTGGTAATAGTTATACTCTTCATTTAACAACACCAATTAAAGACATTTATAAAGTTGAACTTTTATTCGCTTCTGTCCCAAATACACTTTTTAATTTAACAAATGGTTCAGATGTGATTGCATTTAGTAATTTATTAACTACACAAGGTGTTGCTGGGAGTTCATCAACAACAGACATGACTTTTTTTTCAATACCAAAAGGATTTTACAGCTCAGCCAGTTTATCAACGGAAATTACAAATGCAGTAAGTAACAATACTGGAATTTCAGTAACTTATTTAGTCAGTGAAGGTAAATTTTTATTTAATCGTTCTACTACCGGTAATACATTTTCAATGTATTCAAATACATCAGAACTTTCCACGCTTTTGGGTTTTACTTCTTCAAACACAAATGTATTGATAAATTCTAGCAATGTTTCAGTTGAGACTGATTTAAATTTACCTCTTTATTCTGATAACTCAAGATACCGTGATAAAAACTTTTTAAAATCAGATCACGTCGCAAACCTAAATCCAAATGAAGGTATATTTTTAGATATAGAGGAACTTCGGACACAGTATAATGAAGATGCAGTCGGATTGGATGGTGGTTCATCTGGAACTTATTCAGGACAGAATATGGCTCGTTCTTTTGGTTTAATTCCAATGGATGTTTCGAGTGGTCAGATAAAAAAATTTAAGAAAACGTCAGATTTTGATTTTGCTATTGATTACACAAGTCCCATCGAAAAATTGAGTCGACTGACTGTTCGATGGGTTGACAAGAATGGTAATGTTGTTAATTTCAATGGTATTAATGATAATTCATTTTTATTGAGATGCCACACTTTACGTAAAAATCTATGTTAAAAAAAAAAAATAAAATTATAGTATAATATTAAAAAAATGTCTGGAATCACACAACTTGTTGCAATTGGTGCTCAGGATGCACACTTGGTCGGAAATCCTCAAGTTTCTTTTTTCAGATCAAACTATAAACGCCACACAAACTTTGCTCACGTTGTTGAACGACAGACCATTCAAGGGAATCCTGTCGCCAATGGTATGTCTACAATTCGCTTTGAACGTAAAGGTGATCTTTTAAGTTACGTATACCTAACTCGTGTTAGTGGTTCAGTGCAAGAAATTGCTTCTACTGAAATTTCCAAAGTTGAACTTTTGATTGGTGGTCAAGTAATTGAAGACCACGACAGTACCTTTTTATTTACAGTTTCCAATCCACTTGTTGAATCAACTGAAAGACGTACTGGTACTTCTGGTTTATTTCTCCCACTGAAGTTTACATTCTGTCAAAACTGGCAATCATCTCTGCCACTGATTTCTTTACAGTACCACGATGTAGAAATTAGAATTACTTGGGCGACTGTAGATACTGGTCGTTACGAATGCTGGTCTGACTTTATTTACCTGGATACAACGGAACGCGAACAACTCAGTAACGAACCACAAATGATGTTGATCCAACAAGTTCAAAAATCAATCAAATCTGGTACAAAAACCCAAGAGCTAAACTTTAATCACCCGATTAAATGTTTGGCAGGGAGTAGTAATGTCACGATTGCTCCAGAATACGATACTCTTCGTTTACAAGTCAATGGTGTAGATGTCGGTGAAGCTAAACAAGAACATCCGCATTACTCAAATGTCAATTTCTACTACCATACATCACATGATCTGAATCAGACATCTGACCGTTTTTTAATTCCATTTTGCTTAGATATCCAGAAATTACAACCAACGGGTTCACTGAATTTCAGCAGACTTGATTCTGCACGCATTGTATCATCAAACACCCTTAACTATAGTGATATTTATGCATTAAACTACAATGTCCTTAAAATTCAGAACGGTATGGGTGGGTTAATGTACGCCAATTAAATATGTATTAAAGGATACGGTCTATATGTATATATAAAATGGACCTATTCAAAAAAACAACTCTTAAACCAACTTCTTTTCTTCAAAAGGTAGACAAACCAAAACTAACAGACCGATCTAAACCAGTATCACTTTTTAAAAGATAAAAAAAAAAAAAAAATAATATTATAAACAAATGAATAAAATAATCTGGATAGCTATATTTGTAATAATATTATTCGTTTTGACGTATGATCCTAAATCAGGTACACTCGAAAAATATATTTTAATTGATCCACAACAAAAACAAAAACAAAAACAAATTAAAGAAAATGATAAATTATCAGGTGGGGTCAATGATTACCGCAGTTGTGAAAATACCAGATACCAGGATATACAATTTGCAGAATTAAACCCAACATGCTCAATGCAAAATCAAACCGTTGTGGGTGGTGTAATAGTTGCGAAAAAATAAAGTAATTAAAAAGATAGTAAAAAGATAAAGGAAAAATATGACTAGTATGAATAAAGAAACAATGACAATGGTAGCTGTGATAGTTGCTTTAATAGCAACTATTTATATGTACAAAGAACTTCAAAAAACTAAACAAGAAGTCCAAATTTTGTCTAAATCTGGGCAGAATCTTGGAACTCAATTTTCAAAATTAACTCATGCTCTTGCCAAGGATTCAAACAACAAGGAAGAAAAAGAAAAAGAAAAAGAAAAAGAAAAGGAAGAAGATATTTAAAAAAAAAAAAATTTCTTATAGTAGATGGGTATTTATTACCTTCAAAATGTCGTTAAGAAAAGAAGAAAAACACAAAGCAATAGCTATCCCTGTTTCGTTTGTTGATGGCAAGCCGAGATTCCTAACCGTACGAGACCGGCGTTTTAAAGAATGGATTTTTGTAACAGGTGGATGTAGGAAAAGAGAAATTCTTAATCCTATAAAATGTGCTCTCAGAGAACTCGAAGAAGAGACACGTGGAGTGGTCAATATAAAACAAGGACAATATTCCACATTTACATTTTATTCTAAAAACAGGTCACCAGATGAACTTGAAAAAGATAAACAAGACGGTGTTGATGTAACTTTGGTATATCACGTGTTCGTTTTCATTTTCAATGTCTCTGCACTATGTCAGCATACCATTGTTAAAAGATTTTACGAAGAAAAAAGTAAAACCGAAATTAGGAAAAAAAATAAATTACCGATACGGAGAACATATGATGAAAATGATTATATTAGTTTTGACACATTAGAGGAATTTAATAGAAAAAACAGATGGATTTTAATAATTAATAATGTATTGAAAAACAATAAATTTTATGATGCATTATCCTCGCCAAAACGTGAAACTTTTAATATTCAATAGTTTTTAAAATGAAAAGTAAAAAATATTTCATTAAACAATTATGTAAACTTCGTAAAATTGATTCAGAAAGTGAAGAGGCATCAAAACTAAATGATCTTAAAATAGTAGATATTCTAATAGAAATTAAAAAAGAAAAAGAAAAAGAAAAAGAAAAAGAAAAAGAAGAAGAAGAAGAAGAAGAAGAAAATTATTTTTCGTTTTCGAGAAGGGTTGGTTGTATATATTAACTTAAAAAATTAAAATGTTTTTATTATTAAATGTTTAAACAGTGGTGTTCTAAACATAATTACACTAATAATAAGAATTTATCCCATGTATTGATGGATGGAGGTGTATTGTCTATACCGTATGAAAAATTAAATGAGTTCTATATTGTTTATATAAAAGCTGTCAAACAAAAAGAAAACCTATTCATTGTAGAGCAAAAAACAGAATTTTTTAATTTTTTTATAGACATTGATTACAAAGATGACGATGCTCTTACTTTAGATCAAATCAATTCAATAACAGAGATTATTTGTGAAAAAGTCGAAACTTTTTTCACAAATTCAAAAGCAATTGTTTCAATTTCAAAACCAAAATCATCAAAGGACGGACAAATCAAGTCTGGAATCCATATGAATTGGCAAGGTTTGGTTGTTGATTGTGAAAATGCAAATTATTTGATGAATCACGTGGTTGGAACATTAAGCAAAGTGTACAGCGATAAGAATTGGAATACTATTATTGATCCATCGGTTTATGGAAACCCTATCAAAAACACAAAGGGGAGTGGATTTCGATTACCTTGGTCATATAAGAAAGTAAAACATGAACAATGTAAAGGAATAGGATGTGGTCAATGTAAAAACAATGGTAAAATAACGGAACTTCCGTATTTACCTATTTTTGTTTATGAAGATCAGAAACTCGTTGAAATTGATCAAGAACCAACTATAGAAAGATTGTGGATGTCAACTATTCGAACAAATAAAACTTTGAAAGATGTAATTGAAATTGAAATTCCGGAACAGAGTCCTAAATATGAGAAGGAATTTACAACTTCACAAACAAAAAATGAAGTTGTAAATCTTAAACTTGTAGCATATTTAGAAACATTTATTAGAATTAATTTAGAAGGTCAAATAAATTCAAGAGTAATAAAAATTTTTAAAAATAAAAATATTTTTTATGTCCAAACAGATTCAAAATATTGTGAAAATCTAAAAAGACCACATAATTCAAACCATGTTTGGTTTATAATAAACAATTGTAAAATTGCACAAAAATGTTTCTGTACGTGTGAGACAAAGGAAGGGCGAAAGAAAGGCTATTGTAAAGATTTTACAGGAAGAGAGCATAATCTAAACAAAACAATTGTAGAAATTTTGTTTCCAGAAAAAAAATTATCAGATACTAGAAAGTTGACAATATGTCCCTCATTATCTTTGTCCTAGCTGTGTTTTTTGTAATTATGTTAATTACACCGACAATAAATGTTAAACAAAAAAATAAGAATTTGGAAGATTTAAAAATGGAAGTTAATAAATATTCTGGATTGGATCCAGGGACGTACTATAGTTTTTTAAATAATATAGAACTCATGGAAACTCAAATTAAAAATGGGTATGTTGATTCAGCCGTTGATTATCTACACAAGGCAATTGAAAACATCCAAGAACTATCACTTTATTTAACTGGTTCAACATCAGAAAACACCAATTCGATTATAAATTTATCAAGAAAAGTTGGAATCGAATCTGAAAAAATAATCATGGATGTTGCGCTTATCAAGCGTATTAAATTTAAACCAATATACTTAAACGAATTAGAATAATTTAAAATAATGATTACCACACGTTCAGGCAGAAATATTAAAAAACCAGATCGATACGTACCTGTTGAACAGGTTATAGATGATTATAACGACTCAGACTATGACTCAGACTATGACTCAGGCTCCGAATCAGGCTCCGAATCAGGCTCCGAATCAGGCTCCGACACAACACTTGGTAGTGAGGAGGATGAATACGGAAATTTAAAAGATTTTGTAACATACGAAGAAGAAGAAGAAGAAGAAGAAGAAGAAGAAGAAGAAGAAAAAGAAAAACGCAAAAAAAAAACAGTAAATTTAAGTGTGTGAAAAATGGCTTAAAAAAAAAAACGAATAAATTAATTAATTAAGATGGAAACTGACATTAGGCCAATTGACGATGCCGATTTAGTCCCGCCACCACAACATCCATTAAGAAGAATTGAGGAAGAGGAAGAAGAAGATGATAATGTAGGTAACACTCCGATTTATTTTCCACAACAGCAACCGCATCCGATGTATAAAAAATCGGCAAACATATTTGAGGAATTGGATAAAACAGCCTATATTATTATTTTCGTGGCATTTATTTTGGGTTTCTTTATGGGTAAAACTATGCAGCCTGTTATTCTAAGACCAGGGTAAATTCTTCATCAATTGTG